TGCATCTGTGATATCTCTACCACGCACTTCTTGTGTTATGTAGACTGTCACGGCTTTCTTCCCGTATTGCTTTCTAGCCAGCTGGATTGCTAGCTGCCATTACAGTAAACTTTTATATATAGGATGCAAACAAAAAAGTAATCGTTACATCGCATCAGATATCGCAATATCTGATATCTGATATATGTTCAAAAACAGTCTGTTACTTTGACTGTCCGCGCGGCGAGCAAAACAGATACAAAAACATATGCAGTTTTTTGTCTAGGGTGCTATTATAAAAAGCGGCCAATAGAGAGGGCTTCATGCGTTACAAATTTAAGCACCAGCCATATGAGCACCAGCTCGAGGCTTTGAAAAAGTCTTGGAACAAAGCTGAGTTTGCATATTTCATGGACATGGGGACAGGAAAGTCCAAAGTCCTGATTGACAATATGTGTGTGCTGTATGATCGCGGACAGATAACCGCTGCGCTCATTATCGCGCCCAAAGGTGTGTACCGAAACTGGGAGCGTGGTGAGCTACCTACCCACATCCCAGAGCATGTGGTGTACGATGTTGTTTTGTGGAACCCAAGCCAAACCAAGACTCAACAAAAGAAACAAGAAAAGTTATTTATCACTGACGATAATTTAAAAATATTTATAATGAATGTTGAAGCCTTCAGTACAAAGAAAGGCTGTGAATTTGCTGAACGGTTTGTGACATCTCATGCCTGTATGATGGCAGTAGATGAAAGCACAACCATAAAAAGCAAAGATGCCAAGAGAACTAAGAGTATTGTTAAGATAGGTAAAAATGCAGCTTATCGTAGGATACTTACCGGCTCACCTGTAACCAAAAGCCCTATGGATTTGTACACTCAGTGTGAGTTCCTGGATCCGTGGTTGTTGGGCCATAGTAGTTTTTTCAGTTTCCAATACGAGTATGCGGTTGTGCAGCGTAGGAGTATGGGAGCGCACAGCTTTAACCAAGTTGTTGGATACCGAAACCTTGATAAGTTGAACGGCGTACTTGATAAGTTTAGCTTCAGGGTAAAGAAAGAAGATTGTTTAGACTTACCAGACAAAGTGTACATCAAGCGCAGTGTCGAGCTAACAGATGAACAACAGTCGGTGTACAGCAGTCTAAAAACATTCGCCCTTGCTATGCTGGAAGAGGGTTCTGTAACTACAGATACAATACTAACCCAGCTTCTCAGGCTTCAACAAGTATGCTCTGGGCATGTGCGTATGGATGATGGCGAGATGAAAACATTCAACTCAGCCAAACTACCTGAACTGATGTCTGTACTGGAAGAAACAGATGGTAAGGTAATCATCTGGGCTAACTTCACACACGACATTAAATCTATACAAAAAGCCATAGCTGAAAAGTATGGCGAACAATCTGTGGCTACTTACTACGGTGAAACAGAGAGTGATGAGCGGCAGGAAATAGTAGACCGCTTTCAGGATCCAGACAGCGGCCTTGTTTATTTTGTGGGGCAACCACGCACGGGTGGCTATGGACTGACTCTCACGCAGGCTAAAACCGTGATATATTATAGTAATAACTTCGACCTAGAGATTAGGCTGCAAAGCGAAGACAGAGCTCACCGTATCGGGCAAACAAGTAAAGTCACATACATAGACATTGTGGCCGAAAATACTGTTGATGAGCGCATCCTCAAAGCCCTACGCAATAAGATCAACATTGCGAGCCAAGTGCTAGCTGAAGATTTTAGAGATTGGATTGTTTAGTTCTGTGAATTTTTTATACCTTCCAGAACCTCATACACATCCGGCGGTGGGGGTTGGTCAATATCCCACTGGCACAGATACTCACGCGGCTTCCACTCGCCATACTCAAAGAAGTTAGTCTCTTGTGTGTTGTGTGCGCCACGATAAACACACGCCTCTTTGTTTGTATCCACCTTCATACATTTCACAAGGCGGCATACCGTAAGGTCATTCTGGGCTTGTGCTGAATGAGCTTTAAGCAGCATCACAAAACCAACCAATGCCGCAGCACCCGCGCCGATGCAAATTATCCAAGCTGATATCTCAACAAATTTCCTGCGTCGTTCACGTTGAAGATACAATGTTTCTTGTCTGCGTTTACGGATCTGCCCCTCCATGCGAACAAGCTCATCCCACTTAGATTTACCCATAGTGAGGCTAATCCATTGTTGGAGTTCGTATCTTTGTTGCTGTGCTTTTTTCTTATTTGCAAAAGTCGTGATAGCTTCTTGCTCTACACTTTGACCCGCAAATAACTTTTTGAAGATAGGTGGGTTCTTAGCCTCTTTTTCCATCTGATCTAAATCAGATAACGCACCCATCCAGCGCGAAAGGTCACTTGCCATAGACTCGATATCTCGGCCTATGGCAAATCCTTTCTTTAGAGCTGTAAAGGCCGCAGAGGCTGTGGCCATCGCACTTATGGGATCCATTAGGTCACCTTTCGCATACGCTCCACTAACCGTTTTGCACGATTAGGAACTTGGCGATACCACACGGAATCTACCATTTCATCAGCGGCTTGTTGCCAATCTCTGGCATCTACACCGGCTTTCATACCTTTGAACTTACTAAGTCGGGGTCTACCCATATTGAACATCATGTTCGCAATAATCAGTTGCACCTCTTCTGGGAGAGATCCAAAATCGGGGTACAATCTTTCACAGTCATCAAGTACAATCTCAACGTCTGAATTAAAGCATTCTGTGACTCTATCTGCTGCGACAGGTGTTCCGACTGGCTGGTTATACTCTTCGTCAGATTCGATGACCAAGTGACCAATGCCAAAAGTAGGCAGACCCAGATGATCCAAGTATATTTCATACTTACATCCCTCATCTGCTTCTATTTCAATTCTTAATTGTTCAATGTTCATTACACTAATCCCGCTATACCTTGGTTACGGCGACCCGCGATGGCTGAGCCTAGCGTGTCTCCTGGAAATAAAGATTCAAAACTCGTGCTAGTTGGCGTGGCCTGAGAAGTTTGAAGTATCTGATTCACCTTTTGCTGCATAGCCTTATTCTTTTGAAGAAGACTATCAATGGTGTTTATCCCCGACCCTAGAGCTCTTCTCGCCTTCGCTGCTGGTGGCAAAGGCGGGGGAGGTGCAGGAATAGCTTTTGGCTCAGGTGGAGGCGGCACATCACCCAGTTGAGGAGGCTTACCTGTCCTACTGGTCTCTTCAGCTTGTGTTTCAGGGCCGAGGCTTGAACCGGTCATTAACAGGCTATTATCACCACCAATATTCAGACCATCGACCATTTGGTTGACAAGAGTAACTGCTGCGCGAACACGACCTTGATACTGCTTTTGGTTCAAAGCTCTTTGAAGCTGTGATACCGAAGGAGTGGCCGCAAATACTCTTGCGATAATCTTATTGGTGTACAGAGATTTAAATGCGCCGAGGGTGCCAGTTGCGGTGCCAGAGGTAACTGCGGAACGGATAGCTCCAGTAGCAAACGGGCCGCCAATATCGCCAGAGTTTGCAAGGAAAGCCCCATACAGTTGAGCATCAGTGATTAAGTTGAAATACTTACGCCCCTCCGCGCTCATAGTCAGTTCGCCAGCATCGTCAACTGTTCCAAACAAGGGTTTAAAAGCTGCATACTGGCCACGGAAGTTTTTAAGATCCGACAGTTCCTGTGAGAGTTTTGAAGAATCTATAATATCATCTGCAAACTCTGCGGTACCGCCTTCTCTTTGAACAATAGAAGAGCGGTCAAGAATGTCCTTGAGCAATGCAGCACGAACTTGTGAGGCAGCTTCTCCATTTACCCCACCATTTGCAGTGATAAACCTTTGCACAGCCAGATCCTGTTGATCGCCGTACAAAGTTTCAATGTAGTTCTTTGCTGCGGTGCCGTTTGTAAAACTTTTATTCAGTGCTTGCTGTACAGGGTCCGTTGCAAGTTGGGATGCACCTGTTTCAAGGGCGTCTAGAGCTTTTCTACTAGGCGAGCCTACGGGAAACAAATCATTGTACAGCCGACCGTCGTCAACTGCCTTGATATCTGCAATCCGGGACATAGCATTTTCCGGATCACGAATAATAGAAGCTAACGAGACCTCGCGTATATCTGTTATAAACTGTTGACCCGCCGCTTTTTCGCCTTCGTTAAGGGCATTGTTGTTAACCAGCCTCTTTAG